GCACCACCCCGTCAGTAGCTGAACAGGAGGGACAGCTGATAGAAACAGAAGCCACTGGAGCACCTCAAAAACACCATCATACACTAAATCAGTAAGTTGGCAGCATCACCTATCACCAGAGTTTAATGTGTGATTTTTTATTTATCGTCGAACCTGGATTGTTTATCATTGGCCTTAACAAAGTTAACGGCTAATAAGATTATTTCCATCACTTCGTGAGAGCTTCATGCCTTGAGAGGATCTCAATTTTCTTTTGCAATGAGACAGGCGCTTCCTGTTGTTATGGTATAGTACCCCGCTATTGAGCCTCCTGAATAGTGATGCTGAATAACATAACCCCATGATATATCGATAAAATAATCTCTACATTTGAAAATGCACGGTAATTCTGAAATGCAAAAAATCAACCAAACCAGCGCAATGCCTGAAAAAACTGACGTTCACTGGAGTGGTCGGTTTAGCGTTGCACCAATGCTCGATAGGATGTACCGTTTTTGAAAAACAACTAGTTATACACTTTGTGGGAGCCTATTGGGAACCTGAAGTTTTGCTCTTTCTATTCATATCTATTCATAAAGCACCATTTGCTGCCTTATCTGATTGACCAAAAACAACCGCGGTTATAGACTTTGCTCCAAATAGCTAAGGCTATTGCTTAGTAAGTAAAACAGTTGAGGTTGCCATGAATCCGTTTAACGCCATTACTTTTGCTGCATTGTGCGGGCCTCTGGCTTGTCCTGCTGCTATGGCGCAGGAGTTCATCATCCAGCCAGCCCCTGTGATTGCTAAACCTTTTGAGTACTCTCCTTCTGTTGAGGAATTCTCACGCAAAATGGAAGAGGGTAAGGAGATCTTGCAAAAGTTAACAATTGCAGCAGATGACTACTATATCTGTTTGATTGATCTTAATAGCCAAGATGCTCGCGAGTTTGTTTCCAAAAACGGGACAGATACGACAGAGGCATGCGAAATGTTCCTGCGTGCTTTTGAAGAAGAAGTGAAGCGTACAATTGAATCGCCTCTGCCTGAATTTATCAGGTCAGAACTGAAGGTTTACTGGCGTCATATTGCTAAAGCTCGCTCATCTGTCACTCGCCTTAACAATTACATAAAGAGCATATTTAAAGAAACTGTTACTTTTAGCGGGCGCGCGGATCTTGCTGAAATTGCAGCACTAGCTAGTCACACATCAAATAAGCTAAAATCGATGCAATTTCACTAACCGATAGCGGACGACCATGCATCTAGAAGTCTCTATTAATCCAGAAACTAGAGCTGAATTTTTTGATGAAGTTTTTCTCAAATTCCCGGAGCTAGAGTCTTCTATCATTGATGATTTCAAGAGATACAAAGCAACCGGTGAGCTTCCGCATTATTTCGGTAGGGACGTTGCGTATACTCAGCCTTATGGTGCTTTTCGGGCTGGGTTGATGCATATCCATCTTTGTCTACCGCCAAACAAGTTTCCCGAGAAACTTCCACAACCGGATAGGGTCTGCAAGAAAGGTGATCCTGATAATGATGCTTGTCTTGTGTATGTCCAAGGTGAGCTTTATGAGAATAAATATTCACTCATTGCTATTATGTATCCCGATGCACATGAAAAAGCAAGAAAACATGATGTGATGAGCTATCTGGCGCGAATTGCCCAGAATTATAAAGATGAAAACTAACCCGCCGAAGCGGGTTTTTTGTGAGATTAGTTATTTATTTTCCTATTTGTTCTTACCCTCTCCCATTCAATTCTGCCTTCTTCACGCCGTTTATCTATATATTCAGCAAGATCCTGAATGTTGATGCAGCGCTTTGCTTTCTGTGATGTACCAACACGATAAGTCGGGATCGGCAACTGGCATGCATTTGCTTTCGCTTCTGCTGTGTTAGGGCTCATACCGAAATACTTTTGGCATACAGCTGACAGCTCAATGTTTGGGGTATTGAATTCAGCCATCAGTAAAAACAAGGTGTTCATAATTTTCTCCATCAAAACCGGCTGCACCCGGGAAAATCATAATTCTGTGCTGGTGGCAGGAATTAATTTCTGCCAGATAGCGGAAACATATTTTGCCTGATGACGGGCATCAGCCAGGGCGTTGTGCCGTTCGCCATCGAAAGGCATGTCCATTTTGGGGTCGAATCCGATGGAACGCCCAAGCGTAACGATCGTGCGTACATCGTGGTCATTCCAGTACGCCCACGGGCAGATTTGTCCTGCTCGCTCATAAGCTCCACGTAAAATTACGTTGTCGAAGGTGGCCCCGTTACCCCAGACTTTTAAATATTTCGTATTGTCTGCGTGCCGGTTAATGAAATGGTTTAGTTCTGAGAGAGCATCGCTGATCGACAAAGTATCATCAATACAGATTGCAGCTCGCGCTTCAGGGCTTTGTTTCAACCACCACAGGATGGTATCGCCGTCAGGTGTAGCTCCTTGCTTCATAGCACTGTCCAGGCTGACAACCGCATAGAATTCTTGTCCGATGTCTCCGGTTTCTGGAGTGAAGAACACCGCGCCAATAGAAACGATCGGCGCATCCTTATTTTTCCCCATCGTCTCAAGGTCGATCATTAAGTTGTTCATCACTTCACCTCCTGCGGCGGTTCCGGTAGCGGCATCCAGTGAGTTGCTTGCTCAATACCATTACCCGACTTAATCGTTGCATCTCCGCGCCGAAAAGTGCTTCCGGTATAGCGTGCGGAGCATATTAGCGGTTCAACCAGAGAGCTATCGAAATTCACCGAAATGAGCACGTTCTGATTCTTCTCAGGCATTCGCTCACTACAGCTTATCCAACTATCCGGAGTTACCGGAGAGTTGGTTGACGTTTCCGAGGTTTCCCGAAAATTATTGGTTGACGAATCCTTATTTTCCCGAAAGTTTCCAGCCTGAAGCATGGCGGCGCGGTGACACCAGATAATCCAGCCAAGCGCCATATCCCATGCCATGTATTCTCTATCGCCATTTTTCGCCCTGCGGCGATCTACAGATTCCCCGAAACGCTTCTCCATAAATAATTCATAGGCTGCTCGTTCATCCGATACTGCTGCCAGTGATGCCAGTGCAATTCGTGCCAGTTCCATTTGTTCGCCACGGGTAAGTCCGTTTCCAAGCGGATTTTTAATGAACAATTCAATACGTTCTTTGGTAATAGTGGTCATGTGTTACTCCTTAACCCGCAGTGCTTTCAACTGACGAGGGGAACAAAATCTTTTCTTTAAATCCGGCATTCATATCATGGACAGCAACACACCAATCCATTGACGAACGATCATCAAGAGCCTCCATGATTTCATCCATGCGGCGTAGGTCATACAGGTAAATGCTTTTATCGCCAATGGTGTAAAAACCAATTTTTTTCGGTGACGGGCAGCGATCAAGAACGTTCTGTAATTCGCTCAACCATGCCTGTTCCTTTTTTGTCAAAGTTGCCATATCACTCTCCTTTGATGCGAATGCCAGCGACGCGTAGTGCGTGTTCTAAGTCAATCAGGCAAAGCCAACTGCCATTTTCTTTAGGTATCATGACATGTCGCTTATCAGCATTTATTGGGTGCCCATATCGAAGGTCGTAGCGAGTCGGTAATTGAACTTCCCTCGCTTCCAGTTCTGTAATGCGTTTGTTTTTAGCTTCTAGTTCATCCAGCAGCGCCAGCACGGTTTCTGGTCCGGTCAGAAATTTGAAGGCGTTGAGCACATCAATATCCACACCGTAATCTTTAAGTTCCTGTTCACTTAACAAATCATCAGCAGCTGGCAACATTAACAGGCGTTCCATTGCTTGAATTGCACGTTCCGCCGCCTCACGCAGTGCCTGATAGTCAATCTTGCTCACTGGTTGCCTCCTTTACGGATCTGCGCAGCGATGCACGAAAAAAAAGACTCTCGCGTATGACTGTTAAGAGCTGGCGCGAACGCCGCGTTAAGAACGGCAGCATCACAGCCGTCATCGATATAGAGCGCAATTTTTTTCTCCAGGCGTGCTTTGGCTTCCTGCAACTGCATACCCCGGCACGCACGCGGGATATACTCAGCAATTTGAGCGATAGATTTTTCGTTCTGTTTAAACATGCTTCACCTCGATAGGCTTGATGGTGTCGATCAGTAGTCGGCGGCGCGTATTTTCTGCAAAGTGGCGGCGTCCGGTTTCTTTGTGGTAAAACTCGTTTTTGCCGACGACCCACATCCGCTCTGTCTGGTGAAGTTTTTTTACCTGCGGGCCGTCTTTGGTGATCACAATGCCGGTATGGGTTTTTACGATTGTCATGCCACCACCTCTTCGAATTTCAATTCCAATTGATCACCCCAGATTTCACATGACTCTGAACACGAGCCGGTATCGAATCGCCTGGCTTGCACCATCGCCTGATACAAATTTCTGTAGTCGCTGTCGGCATACATTCTGGCAATCCCGTCAAGGCTCAGATGACCACGGTACATAACGTCTTTATTTGTCTTTCGGTGACCATCCCGGACGTGTTTACCTGTAACCAGCTCATTAAAAACTCGCATCAGACCAGGTTCGTCTTTACATGCAAGCCCCAGCTTTTGCGTGGACTTTTTGATGCAGAAAACACAGTTCCCGAGGTGCTCCGGGATTTGCAAATCAAAAGGTTGTTTATGCCACCACCGGATAACATCCGACTTATCAAAATCAGATAGCTCGGCAAGATACCGGACGCCCGATTTCGGTTTCAGCCTACGAGGTTCGTCTGCACGAATACCCAGCCATGTGATGTAATTCCCTCGTCCGAAATGGTCATCGCAGTATTTTGTGAAGGGGGTGAGTTTTAATCTGTCAGTGCAGAACGCGCCGCCGATGTATGGCGTGCCATATTTTTTTACCATGTCCATAAACGGTTTAAGCACCGGCATTCGTGTCTGAATATCCTTTGGTTCCCATTCCGTATAACCATTTGGCTGCCCAAGCTCTGGATTTATATCGACCTGCAACACAGTTAGCGGTATGCCCCAGAACTTCACAACCTCCCGAATAAAGCGGTATGTCAGCGGATGTTCGCAACCGGTATCCATAAAGATGTAGCAGACGTTATTTCCAGTCTTTCTTTGTTCTTCCATCAGGTGAACAAGATATGCAGATGTTCTCCCGCCAGAAAAACTAACTACATGAGTTATGCACATTTGCGTAATTCCGATAACTCGTTAAAACGTTCCATAAACATCCCGTAGGCATGGCCTGGTGACAGTGGAATAACTTTGAACATCTCTGTTGCCGGGATGCCTTCCAGTACAGGCCAGAAAGAGCCATCATCAAGCCCGAGATCGCGGCGTTCGGTTGCCAGCATAATGAGATCGGCATATTTCACTGGCGTGCTCATAACAGGAGGTAACCCGTATTTCTCACGGATTACGGCGTCTATTTTTTCTTCCATCCGTTTATAGTCAGGAAGAAGTCGTTTCAGTGGCGCGGGGATGTCCTGGCAATATGCTTCTGTTGCATCATGCATTAACGCTTCGAAAGCAAACTCCTGCGGTACCAGCTGGCTGCAAAGCACCGCATGTTGGGCGACGCTGTAGAAGTGTGAAAGATGCCCTGCAAAGCGACAGATATTTGAGAGGGAAACTGCGATATCGTTAATCACGATGTCGTCTTTATTTATCTTGTCATAATAAAAATGCTTCCCGGAAAAAGTTTTAATAAATGACATTTTGTTCTCC